TCAAAAAAAAAAAGGTAAATTAAAAAAAAAAAATATTAATTCTTTTTTTATAATATCATCTGATAAAATATTTAAAAAAACATTAAAAACTATTGTTGAAAATAAAAAAAAAATATTTTTTTTGTTAGTCAAAATAAATCAACAATTAGCTTTGAATGTAATAAAAATATTATAATAACATTTAAAGAAAAAAAAGAAAAAAAAGAAAAAAAAGAAAAAAAAAAATAAAAAAAAATAATAAAAAATAAATACTTATATTAATGAGTAAACCTCGTGATCAAAAATTATATGATAAAATAAAAAAACAGGTTTATAAAAATATTCCGAAACATAGTGCGTATAGAAGTGGAATTGTAGTTCAAAAATATAAAAAAGCATATACAAAAAAATATAAAAAAAATGATGCATATATTGGAAAAAAAACAAAGAAAAAAGGATTAAAAAGATGGTTTGGTGAAAAATGGGTAAATCAACGTGGTAAAGTAGGATATAAATATAAAAATGATATTTATAGACCTTCAATAAGAATTACAAAAAAAACACCAATAACACATAAAGAATTATCAAAAAAAGAAATTAATAGAGCAAGGAGAGAAAAATATGAAAAAGGTAGAGTAAATACTTTTAGAAAAAAAAAGAAAAATTTGAAAGGTGGAAATAAAATAAAATCAAAAATAAAAACTAAAAAAAAAAAGACAAAAAATAATATGAAACCTGTAAAAAAAAATGGCTATTATTATTTTGAAGATTTCCCTGAATTTAAACCCAACTTGTCTCCTAGAGAAATGTTTAAAATGGGTAGTTTTGGTGGAACATATTGGAGACCCATTTATTCAAACATTGTTAAAAAGAATTTGAAAAATATCCATAAGCAATATCCCAAATCTTGGTGGAAGGATATTCCAAATAATTGGATGACTAGAAGTCATGATGAATATGATAAAAATATTAATAAATATAAAGTAAAGGTCGGAACAACCTTAGATTTTTGGGAAGGTAAAATGTGGATTAAAGAAAATCATCCATATGGTTGGGTTCATTGGTATTGTGACTTTTTTAGTGGCAAACGTTGTAATGATGATGAAAGACAAGTTACTAGATGGAAAAAGCTTGCAGGACATAAAGGAAGATTTATGCGATTTTTAGTTACGCAAATATTGAAAAAAAGCAATAAACCTGATAATAAAAAATGGTCAGATCTAAATGTAAGTCCTAAAATTAGACAAGTATTACAACATTGGGGATATAAATTAACTAAAAAAGATTATGGTTATGAAGTTAAAAGAAGAAAAAAAAAAAATTAAATTAAGCATTTTGTATATTTTAAATAATTAAAAAAGGTATCTTCACTTTTTTCCATTATTGTAAAATAAGATATTTTTTTAAATATGCTTTTATAATAATTATTATAAATATATCCGTAATATTGTAAATCACATATATAACAATTGCATTTTTTTATTAAATTAAATTTTTTCATAAAAATACACGATGAATTATATTTATGGATAAATAACCAATTTTCTATTTGTTTTTTTGTTGGATAAATAAAGTTTAAAATTAATTTATAGCAATCATAATTTGTCTTTTTAATTAAATAATTATTCATTTAATACTATTTCTAAAAATATTATTAAATTATTATAAAATATTTTAAATTTTTTCCCAATTATGTTTACAGGATTCGTTTATTTTTTTACAAAATATTGCAACATCTTCTTGTGGATGATACCATGAACTCCATCTTATTCCACAATTAATGCAAACAGCAGCACAATCATTGGAACCAAAAAATTTTAATTCGTGTTGTAGTTTTTCTTTTTTTTTTTTATATTTTGTTATTTTTAAACATTTAGTACATTGCCATTTTTTTATATTTTCAATTTTAGATGGACCATATTTTAGAAAATTAATCGCTTCTAATCCCGAATCTTTAAATTTCAATTCTTCTATTTTTTTTTTATCATATATCCATTCATTTATGTTTGATAATATTGAAATAACTTCTAAATCGCAAGTGTTTGGTAAATAATCTAATATATCATATTTTAATTGTTCTTTTTCTTGAAAACTATTATTTATTCCAAATAAATTTGATAACCAATTAAATTGTGATTTTACAATTGATTTTGATATTTTAATTTCTTTATCACCTACATTAAATTTAATTTTTTTCATATTCATATTTAAATAATTTGTTAATATTTATTTAATTTATTTATATTAAATATAATCATCGTAAAAAATAAAAAAGAATATTAAAAATTGAAAAGGGAGTCTTCTTCTAATTAATGTTGGAACTTCTCTTTTACTAGACCAATCCCAATAATTTTTATATCCTAAAAAATCACCACCATTTATATTTTTAACCTTTTCATTTTAATTAATAATATTTTATTTATTTTTAATTTTAATTAAATTGTGAAATTTCAACACGATTAATATCATATACTAACAACGGAAACCCAATTTCTCTCTTTAAATCACAAATAAATTGTCTTACGTAAAAACCACTACTTACTTTAATTTTATATTTAACACACAATACTTTAATATTTTCTTTATTAATTTTATTTTCTTTTTTTGCTTTTTTTTCTTGTTGTATCAAAGTTTTATATTGTTGAATAATTTCTTCTTGTCTAAAATCATGTCTTTTATTTACATTACTAATAAGTTGTATCCATATTTTAATTAAATTTATAAGATTTAATTCATATTTATCTAATTCTTTTAATTCATATATTTTTACTTTTTTAGAAGGGATTTCATTTTCTCTCAATTGACCACTCTTTTCCCATTCCCACAATGGTTTTCTTTTTCCTTCTTTTCGCAGAACAAATGATGAATATTTATGATATTTTTGAAATTTTTTACATTGAATTTTTTGTATTGCTTTTTTTATTTTATCTTTATATATTTTTTTTTGCTTTAAAAGAGAGAAATCTGTAAAAAACGAAGCATTTTCAAATAATCCCATTATATCATCTGTATCAGTAGATATTCCAAAAACAATAATAAATTCATAATATTTACTATTATTTAAATACTCTAGCATTTTTTTACATTCTTCATTTTCTAGAATTAACATTTTACCCCTAGCCATTGGATCTAATCTTCCACAATAACAAGCTTTATTTGTTATTTTATTTTCTTTTTTCAAATTAAAAATAAATTCATTTGATGTTAAACTTAATGGTTTATAAAAATATTTCATTTTAAATAAAATATTTTTATAAATTATAATATGTCCGAATTAAGTGATATGCAACAAGTTATAAAAGGATCTTTTTTAATTTTATTAGCAGTTTCTGGTAAATTGTGTGGCAGAAACTTTAAGTTGTCAAACACAGAAGTTATTAACAGGTAATATGTTAGTAAAACAAATTGTCGTCTTTTTTTCAATTTATTTTGTTTTAGGATTATTAAATGATTTAACACATCCCATTGAAAATATAAAAAAAACAACAGCGATTTATATTTTATATGTAATGTTAACCAAAATGGATATTCATTTTACATTTTTAACATTTATTATTTTAGGTTCTTGTTTAATTTTAATTAATTATATATCTTTTTATAAAAATAAAAAAAATAAAAAAGATAAAGATAAAAAGTATATTAAAATCTTAATAAATATGCAAAATAATATTTTAAAATTATTAATTGCCGTTATTATATTAGGATTTAGTATTTATTTTTTCAGACAAAGAAAAGATCATAAAAAAAATTGGAGTATTATAAAATATTTATTTGGTATAAAAAATTGCGGTAAGAAATAATTATTGTTGTGCACATTGCATTGTTTCATTGTTTTCTGTTGGTTCATTTTTTTTATAATTTGTTTCTTGGTAATTATCATAACTTAATGTTTTTACCCTAATTGATTTTTTAGATTTTTTAAAAGACGTCATTTCTAATTCAATAGAATTCTTATCAAGTATTTTAGTAGGATATTTTACTTTATAAATAATTATCAAATTACCTTTTTTATTAGTTTCTTTAATTGGCATACCATAATTTTTTACTATTCTTTTTTCATTATTTTTAATAATAATATTTTCTTTAATATATATATTTTTACCATTTAAAATTGTTAATTCCCATTCAGCACCAATTAAAGAATTTCCTAGTAAAATTTCTTTGGTATATATTAAATCATTGTTTTGTCTTTTAAATTTATTATGTTTTAATTCATTAATAATAATAACAAGATGTGATTTTTTTCCGTCACGTGTTTCAGAACCCATATTTTTTAAAACATCATAATGTTCATCTTCTAACCCTGGGCTAATATTAATTTTGTATTTTTTTATATTTGAAATTAATCCATCACCATTACATTTTTTACATAATTTATCATTGTCTACGTATTTTCCTTTACCATTACAATGATTACATTGTTTTTTAATTTGTTGAATAATTGGGCCCATTCTAATTATTTTTATAAAAACACCATTTCCATTACATTTTGGACAAGTTATTATAAAATTTGAACCATTACCATTACATATTTTACATCTTAATTTAATATCAATATCAAATTGTTTTACACATCCTGAATATAACTCTTCTAGTGTGAGATCTATTTTTTTTATTTGTTTTGGATATTCTTCTTTTTTACTTTCATGAACATTATTAAAAAACATATTAAATAATTCTGATGGATCAGGCATATTTACATCAACATTTTGTTTCATTCCATCAAATCCATATTTGTCATATTTTTCTTTTTTTTCTTTATCATTTAATATTGAATATGCTTCTGTAATTTCTTTAAATTTTTGTTCAGCATTTTTACTTTTATTTCTATCTGGGTGCCATTTCATTGCAAGTTTTCTATATGATTTTGTTATTTCTTTTTGTGTTGCATTTGATTTAATTCCTAGAATATCATATAATTTCATATCAACCGTCATATTTTATTAATTTAATAAAATATATTTAAGCTTTTAAAATAAATTATTTTATTTTATATACATTTTTAATTTTATTAATTGATAAAGGAATCCATGATTTAAATTTTTCATTAAATATACACTCCATGGGTTTTTCAATATTTTTTAAAAACTTATTATCACTTATATTTTCAAATTCATTTTCATCGTCACTTTCTTCTATTAAATCAATGTTTTCATTTTCTATAATATTTCTAAATATTTTGTTCATAAATACACTTAATTTATATGATAGTATTAAAGTTGTATCATAAAGAACATATTTATTTTTTTTCTTATATTTTAAATAATATATATCTGAATTTTTACATGCTGAAACTAAAAAAACTTTTCTTTTTTCATTTTTTTTTATTTTTTCAAAATAAATATATTCATTTTTAAAAGAAATATATTGAATACTATATATTTCATAAGGTAATTCTTTTATTTCTTTCAAAATTAAATCTTTTTTTGTATTTATTAAAGGTAAACCAAACATTATTTCTTTATTTTTTTTTAAATTATCCAATACATCTTTCATTAGAAATAACTTTTTTTTATAATTAATTTTAATTTCTTTATCTTTAAATAAATAAATATTCTCAATACTATAAATTTTTTCTTTACAGTATTCAAATATAGTTCCAAATATTACTGTTCCGTTTTCATCTCCGTATAAATTTTTAGTTCTTTTTTTTTTTATGGTGAAAGGTTTTTTTATTATATTATTAAATGTATCATATTCAAATATATATATATTATCTTCATTATCTTTGATCCATGAAAAATATTTTCTACCTTTTGGAATTGTAATAATTATATTATAACTTTTATTATTTTTATTATATTTTTTTTTATAATAAAAATCTAATTTTAAAAATTTTTTTAACATTTTTTCATTATTATCATTCATTTGTTATTATTATACTAGAAATTTTTAAATATATTTTCAATTTTGTAAAGTTTTATAATATTCTTTTAATTTTTCTTCCATTTTTATATTATTTGTATTATTATCTTCCATTTTTATATTATTTGTATTATTATCTTCCATTTTTATATTATTTGTATTATTATTTTTTAAATTTTCCTTTTTTTTATTTTTTTTTTTTTTTTTTTTTATTTTTTTTACTTCTTTTTTATTTTCTTTTTATTTTTTTAAAATATTTTT